TGGAAACAACCTCATTAGGCGATACCGATAGAACACTTGAATCAGGTGTTAGAAGCTATAGCGGAAGTGCAAGATTGTTTTATTACGTTGAAACTCCTGGCTCTGGTGCTAACTCAAACCTAAATGCCTTGTTAACTTCTGCAATTAAGACAGGTGGTTCAGCAGGTGATGGTGATAATGATCCATCAACAGCAGTTGTTTTAAAGTTGCGAATGACAACAGGCTCAACAGATGTTCGAGATATTCAGTTCTCTGTCTTTATTACAGGTGTTTCAATGAATAGTGCAGTCGGAGAAGTTGCTTCTGCTGATATTAGTTGGGAAGCCAATGGTGCTCCTTATGGTACTGGTGCTACAACTTTAGTTAACTAATGGGTGTTTATTTTGGTCAATGGGGTGAAGTAGCCCTTAAGAGAGATACGCTTCAATCTGCTTTGCAGACGAAGCTAGATCCTTATGACGTAAATACATCAACAAAAAGATTTAGTGTTGACCATAGTTCTGGCTCGTTAATAACTGGAGATGAGGTTGAAATAGAAACGGCTGATAAATCTACACTTGAACTTGTTAGTGGTCATAGTTATCCAGATGGAAAATGGTTTATCAAT